ATTTACGTTGTGAGCCGCAGGTAGGACATTCAAGTTCTTTTAACCAAGCTTCTTCTGCTTTTTTTAGGTATTCTGCACGCGGATCAAATTTTATTAGGTGTTTTCTTGGGCTACCTAGGGTTTTACCCACGACCGACCTCCTTAGTCATTAACGCCTAAAAACTGAGCCAATCCTCCGCTCAGCTGCTGTTTTGAAATGTTGGCTTCTTTGGCAAGCTTCGCAAGCGTTGCAATAGGAGGCTTCAAATCGCTAATCATGGCATAAGCCTGCAGACCAGGTGCGGCACCGAGGTATACGCCACGATGTACAACACTGCTACCGCCCTTCAAAGTGCGGTTCATTTGAGTGAACCCGGCATCAAAGAAGTCCAGTCCGAGGTTGTCTAAGTGGTTCTGATCGCCAACAAACAAACAAGCACCCTTGGTACCGCTCTTGAGGTCTACCTCTGCAAGCACATTGTTTGTCAGCTGGTCACGAATAGCTTGAGAGATATCCGCAGGGCTTGAGATATTCTGCAGACTAGCTGCACCCATGACACAGATCCCGTGATCGAGAAGCTGAGCAAGCTCGCTGCGATCGAACGTAATCAAAGGGCTATGCACAGCAGCAAGCTGGTTAAACAGATGCAACAGCTGGCTAACTGTGCTGTTAGCTACGTTGTACATCTGGGTCATGCCGGGCTTGTAAAGTTGCTGAATTCGAGCATTATCCACAAGCAGCATGGGGCTGCACTTGAGGTCCATCAGTTTCTGGAACGCTGTGACAGCGTTACGGCAAACCTGTTGGCCTTCTGTTGGGCTTGGAATAGAGACAATTACACCAACTCGTGGTGGCTTGCCTTTGCTCTCCAGATACTGTCGAGCAATCTCAACAAGCTTTCCACTTGTTCCGCTGCCCGTGCCGCCGCCAAGGCCAACACATACCAGGCCGTAATCTACGTCGTTGCCCCAGGACCGTTGAAGCAAATCCCAGATTTCTTCTTCGTGTCCCTGAATAGATTCTTCGGCAAAACGAGCATCTTTTGCTGCTCCACCAAGCTGTAATGTGTGACGCTCAATGCTCTCAGGTAGTCCATTGAAGTCACTTTCAGCTGTGTTGAACAAGCCAATGCGACGATAACCAAGACCATGAAAAGCACACGCCAAACGTGCTCCTCCTTGGCCTGAACCCAAAAACGCCATATTAAAAGCAACGTCATAACCGAACTCGTCATTAATTACGACTTGATGGGCTGCCTGAGTGTGAGCAGCCGGATTAAGACCAGCAGCAACGTTTGCGATGTTTACAGCACCCATGCCTGGGGAAGCCGGAGCCGCCACGGGAGTAGCGGGAGCTGCTACAGGAGGCGTAGGAGCCGCTACAGGTACAGAACCCTGTAAACCAGGCTGCGGGACAGGAGCAGGTGAAGGAATATTGTTTTCAGTCACGGTTGGATCTACCTGTGGAGGGGTTGGTGTAGGAGTGTAACCTCCTGCGGCGTTCATAGAAGCTTCAAGCTGGTCGTCGTTAGGTACGTCGTTCATAGTTTTTCCTGCTTTCTTTTCTCGACCTAGAAAGGTTTTTGGTCCGTATTCGCCCTTAGGTCGAAACCGGTCCATGACTTTACCCTAAAAAACAGATTTCAAAAACTGATCTAGCTTAAAAAACTGCTTGTCTTTTACCAAGCTGTTAGCAATCTTAAACTTCCGACTAAACAAATTTAGGTTTTCATTATAGCGACTTATATGCAAGTCTCTAATACGCTCTAAGCGGTTTTTAGCTAGTTGTCCGTGTGTGTACTTATCTAAGGCTTGCAAATCTTCTTGCTCCGTAGCCCTGACGTCTATAACGATGTCTACATCTCCAGCCCACAGATTTAGAACAGGACCAAGATGCAAAGCCGACACAACAACTGGTACGTCTTTATCAAATTTTGCTAGATACTCACGAGCCGTAGGAATCGTAGGCTCAAAATATTTTGGAATTTCCGTAGACAAAAGCCTGAAAGGCAAAGACTCTAGCATCCTTTGCGTTTCAATATTCTGCTTGTTGGCTTCTAAGAATAACTCGCCGTCTTCTATATTTAAATCTTGATCTTTCCAGGTAATTGCCCATCCTAACGTATGCAAATGACCGCACACTGCATTAATCCAGGCACCGGGAGTACCGCAGACAACTATGTCAGGCTGCTTCCTCATTCTATGAATTCCTTTTGGATAAAGCGTTGAAAGGCTTGCTGCTTTTTCTCGTAAACGCGTGTGTTTGCGGCCTGCATGCTTTTAAGCTTGACCTGCGGCTGAGCAACGGCGTCAAACAAAACTTCGCCTATGTCCTTTAACTTAATTTCTGCAATAGGTACACGGGCTTTTGAAAGCTCGCAGGGTATCAAAAGCCCGTTCAACCCGTCACTCACATGTGCACCTACAGGAGGAACATCGTGACAAATTAGAGGGACAGACGAAGACGCAAACAACGAAAAAATAGAACCATAGCTGTAACGTGTACCAGTGACATATACCAAGTCGTGTTTTCTGGCTTCGCCTACAAGGTCATAAAAAGCAACTCTTGTTTTCCACAAAAACCTGTTTCCATGTAATTTTGAAAAAGCATTCAACAGCTTTCGACAGCTTACAGGTATCGTTTTATTAAAGACTACGGTTATTTCTAATTCTTTGTAGAAAGCTAGGGCTTCCTCTAAAAGCATAAAAAAATGCTTTGGCAAATCAATCTCCCACTCTTTTAAGCAGAAGACCATAAGGCGAGTTTTATCTTTTTCAATGTAACCGCATTTAGGCAGCAAAAGCTGACCTGGCGATACAAGATTTGCCCATGTTCTTGGGTTTAGCTGAATAGTCTGAGATCTAAAAGCGTTTAGCCAAGAAGCGATATCCTGTGCTAAACAAATTGTTTTGTCTGAGAAACTCAGAAAATAATCAGCATTTGCATTTAGCCTTGAAAACCCTGGAAAAAATAAATGCTTGACAGTTTGTTTTCGGTTTTCGAAAAAAACGAGTTTTGACGTATCCCACGCTTTTACGTCTGGCTCAAACCAGCAAATATGTGTTGCTCCGAAAGCCCACTTGTAAAGGTTTTTTTTAGTATTTAGACGTACTTGATTGTCCCAGTGATTGTGTACTCCTCGTCCTACAGGCGTACTGGACAGCAGCGAAACCTCAATACCGCACCTAACAAGCCAGTCAGCGAACTGTACAGCGGCTAAAGCGGTCTCACATCGATTGTAAGGCGTATAGATACTTGCTTTAAGCACTACAAACCTCAACGTCCGTGCTGCACAAAATCAAAAAACGGAGAACGTACTCTACAGCCTGGAATAAAGCCGTAGCTTAGGTTATTAAGATTTGCGGCATAGTTGAAACTGAGCTGGTCTCTAAAGCTGCCTTTCTCTAGTTCTTCCCACCAGCTTTTGTTGAAAGCTGTGACTTCTTTACAGTTTTTTCTGACTACACATGCAGTTTCGACCAGTCCGTTATAGGCAGGGTAACCTTCTGACCTATAACGCTCCATCTGGTTACGCATCAGTTTCGGGTTGTCTTTGTTTAGCTTAGAACATGCGTGCATTTCCTGATACACGCAAGATCTTTGAGGATGTTTAAACGAAAAAAGCGAAAGATCATTTGATAATTTTGAAACTAGGTCTTTGTAAAAACCGATTTTTTTCGATCTTTGCGAACCATCAACCCACACAGTGTAGTCAGCCTTTGAAACAAGGTGACTATTAACCTTATGCCAACGAGCAGTACGTTTTTTGCAAAGTTTGTTTTCCCATTCAAGCGGTTTGAGGTTCCAACAGCATCCTGTTTTTTGGCACAAGTGCGTTCCGGCTTTTTCAAACTTGTCCGAGTAAATAGTGAAAGAAACGTTCGGCTCAACCAAAGTATCAGAAGCTAGAAGAGTTCTAGAGATGTTGTCGTAGCTACCTGTAACGCAGCTGTAAACTTCTACTGTAGGTAGACTCATTTTCTGTACCACTTTCCTTTTTTATACCCGTCGCCACGCGTTACCGCACGGTAGTGAAAAATAAAACTACTAAGAGCTACGCAAGAATGCATTTCTTTTTTTATCCATCTTCCTTGCAGCTCGTCCTCGTTTAATGTCATTAAAGGCGTGGGATTAAGTTTACCTTTACTATTACGAACGTTTACTGGCCTATAGAAATTATTTTTGTCGTATTTGCCAGCTTTCCAGGTGCTCATCTTTGCCATCTGGAAAAAACCGTTGATTGGAGTACGAACAACTTGCCCTAAATAGTTGTCTCGTAAATTTTTCGATACGTTGTCCAAGTACTTAAAGTCATCATCTAGCTTGAAGTTTTTGACGTACCGCCAAACATCTTGTTTGCCTTTAGCCGTAATTCCGGCAGCATTGCTTAAAGGCCCTACCATATGAAATCCGCACTCTAACGCATGCACTACACCCATCCACCATTTATTTGTGAACAATACGTCGTTATTGCTTGCGATGGCGTAGTCTAACTTTTTTTCTTCGCAGATCGATAGCCCTTTATTCCAGCTTCTTGTAAGCCCTCCAGTTTTTGGAAAATGGAAAATTTCATATTCTATTGGCAATAATTTCAAAAAGCTTTTTAGAGTCTGTTCGTAACTGTCCCAACCAACAGAACCATCATCAACAATTACGGCCACACCTCCTGGAGTTGTGGCCGCAAAAGATTGAAGTGCAGACCGAGTATACGAATCGAACTGCTTAGCTTTATAGGTTGGACAAATATATCCAATCCTCTTCATTCCATATTTCCTTACATTGGCTGTCCGCTACTTTGCTGCATCAGCATCGCACCGCCCTGCATACGAGCTTGATTCCGCATGTCAGCCATCTTTTCTTTAACAATGGAGTGCAACGTTGGATTGAACTGCTTCAATTTACGTAGTTCGCTATCTTTCACGCCTTCAGGCAAACCTAGCAATTCTTGTGCAAGCTGTTCACCCGCGGCTTGCAAATCGTTTGGCGTAACAGGAACATTCGGGCCCATTGTCTGAATGTAGTTAGAAACTGGCGTACCGCCTGCCGCTGCCATATCTGGGCCTGTCTGACCTCCTTGAGCAGCCGCTGGGTCGCCTCCGCCTTGAGCAGCTGCCGGGTCGCCTCCGCCTTGTGGTGCCGTAGGATTGACCCCTTGAGCAACCTGCGAAGCAAACCCTTGCTGCTCCATCTCTTCTTGCTGCCGAGCTTGCATTTCCTGCTGCATACGAGCTTCATCTGCAAGTCGTTTTTGCTCGCTTTCCCAGTCGTAGCCGATAGCCGCAAGACCCGTAGTCCCGGAAAGCTGTTGTCCCATCATCAGTTGCAACGCAGCAGTTTGCTTCGCCATATCGTCTGCAACTGTAACACGAGTAAGGTTCGCGTTGACGATTTCCCAGGACATGATTCGAGAAACGCTGTCACACATCCACTGCAAAAAACGATTAGCGTCAGACACAAGCTGCCTGTGTGTGCTTTCAAACAGCCGCAAGGCTACTGGAGCCGCCTGAACGGACAGAGAGCCTTGATAGAACTCAACAGGCGTACCGGATTCGTTTAAAAGCGTTTCCGTCCCCTGCCTAATTAGCTCTGTCGGTGCAAGCTGAGAAGCATCGCCTCCAAGCATTTGGTAATTGACGGGGAAAGGCAGCATTTGCCAGGAAGCCGGGTCCCTACGACGCTTATTCAGCATACGTTTTACTTGGGACCTAAAGTCACCTGCTGCGTAAATCGACATGGGGTCTTGAGTAGCAATACCGCCTACCGCACCGCCACTTCGAGCCTCCGGCGTAATCAGCCGAAAAGGAATTACATAATCAAGAGCAATTGCTTCGTTGTAACGTCGAAGGACTTGGCAGTACCAGATTTGTCGGTAGTTGATAAGGCTACGAGGAAGACCCCAACCCATATTTCGGATACCTGCAAGCGTAGGCTCTTTCATATGAAATATGGAATCTTTGTTGAACCTGAAAAGCCTATCAGTCCTGATAGCCTCTAGAACTTGACGGCTTGCTCGCTCTAAATGGTAGAGGTTACCTTCTTTGACTAGCCGTTTGTAATGTTCTGGAATTCGCCAAAGATAAGCTACTTCGTCAGTGTACGGGTCGTGCAGCAACTCGATTTCATGAGGCGACCATCTTTTCATAATCAGGTGGTCAGATTCTTCTCTAGGCTTATCGATTACTTGCCAAGCACCTCGCCAACCTGTTTTTGGGCACGTAGCTACAAACTCAAATTTGTCATTAAAAGTGAAATCAAAGTTGTGGTAGACAATTTTTAACGGGTACAGATCTCCCGTTTTTGGGCATTGTAGGTACCGACGAAACGGGACAATTACGCTAGAAAACGCGTTGCCGTAACACAGACGATCACGCATCATCAAGTTTAAGAAACTAAGAGCGTCTAGCTGATCGTCTAAATACTCTTTGTATTTTTTCTTTTCCTCGTCACTAGCATCGCCGCCGATATCAATATCGGTGATGAAATAGCTGACAATACGCTCCATGGCCATGCGATAAGTACCCATGACCGTCCAGATATATTCCGACCACCATAAAGCGGACTTCATGGTGGTCGGCATCTGAGTTGTAGCGTAATCGTTGAACGGATCGGCAAAGCCTTCCTGTCCAGTTGAACTACCAGCCCCTACACGAAAGTACGGACTGCCTTGCGAGATAATGGACATTTACCGATCCTCCTTGACTAGCCTTAGCCGTTTGTCTTTTTTACAACAGCGTCAACTGCGTTCTTTGTGACATCCTGTTCAATTGCGTCAGCTTGGTTGCAGGTCTCTGGAAACTCAAGCTCTAGCTGGCGATGTTCGCTTGCCTTCTTCTGGTGACAACCGCTACCGCAACAGCCTGAAGGCGTTTCTGAGCTAATCGCACCATTTTTTTCCATGCTCATTACTCTGAATCTCCGTGTTTAATCAGAATTACGACATCCATACAGCCAAGACTCCAGTTTAAGCCTAAAGAAGAACAAGTGTAAGAGTTCTTGCTAAGTTCAGGCACCGTAACGGAAATTCGCTCTTCGCCCAAGTTTGGGGGCAAATACTGAAAACCGTCCTCAAATCTCGTATCGTAGATCAAGGCCAGGCAATCTTTACCTTCTACAACGGCGTGGTAACGAGCAGCCATTGTACCCATTCTGGACATTTCAAAATAGGTTTCGTACTTAGGTCGACCGGGCTTATCGCCGTCAATAAACGGTATGTTAGTAGGTACACGCACAGGCTTCTCCTCTTCATACTCTAGCGGTTCAGGGTGGCTCTGCACCGCAGCTTCTGCTTCTTTAGGCAAACTTGATTCTGGTGCAGTAAAATTGCTCGCCAGCGTGTTAACTACATTTATCACTTGGTTTAGAGCCATTGCCTGTCTGTCCAAAGCTTCAAGTAGCCCAGGGTCAGGACCAGGAACGTAGCCCGGTTGAAAGCTGTCTGGTGCAGAAATTTGAGCGGCTATTTGTGATTTGTATTCTTCTGCTTCCTTTGCTCGACTTTTTTCTTCCGCAATTAAGTTTTCAACTTCTTCAGATAAGACTGAAGGATCAGTTTCAGAAGGTTGCTTTGTATTTGGCTGTAAAGCTTTTATTGGCTGGATAGGCTTATAAGACGATGTATCGCTCACAATAATTTTCTCCTTCGGTTTTTGAGCCTTAGCTGTCGCTTCTGATGCAAGCTTATGAGCTTCTTTAAAAAACGTTGAAGGATCTTCAACAGCTTCTTTTCGATTTGCAGCTTTGTTGAAATCGACTTTAATTCTAGAAAACTTCGCCATATCAACAGAAAACCCGCCACCGACTTCGCCCGGATCTACGATTACAGTCTGGGGTCGGTTTGGATCAAACGCCATCGATTGCCCGTCTTTAGCAGCTCGCGGTAACATAGTGCCAGGAATATCGTTACTGCTATGATATTTAGTTTCGTCTGGCGAATTATGCTTGAGTTTGTCTGCCATAGGTTCCCAATAGCTAAAAAAAAGGTTATCCAACTAAATCGGAATCATCGTCTTCGTCCATGTCAGGATCTGCTGAAAAAGCAGTATCACTGACATACCCTTCTATAAAATAGTTCTTTTCTTGGAAGTAAGACGGGTCACCCATCCAACCTTCTTCTTCTATTTCTACAGACCCGTCTAAAATAGCCTGGTCTATAATTTCAGGCTCGCTATCGCTTTCTTTAATAGCTACAGCTTTGTTATTCGGGAGCAGTAAATAACGAACTTTGCCTTTTTTGCTGTATACGGTCTTAGTCAGGCGTAGCGGAACACCGTACATAGGCCATACCGCAGTTTCTGTGCCGTCTCGACTTGCGAGTGCAGCTACTAAAGCTTTTAAGCTTGCATAGGCGTAAACTCTTGGAAACTCGCCTTCCGGCATGTCTGCTAGACACCAATGATGCTCTACAGACGACCAGCCTGTTTCTTTTTCTACGCTGTAACTGTCGAAGATCTTTGAGACGTTGCTTGGCAACTTTGAAACTATAGATACATAATCTGCAGTTTCTTCATCTACCTCTGCTGCATTTATGGATCTAACTAGATCTTCCATGCCAGAAATGTCAGGCTTATTATTCGCAGTGTTCATAAATTAGTTCGCAGATACGTACGACAAAGCAATCATGTAGACGCCTTCAAACTTTGAAACTGAGGAAGGGATAGCAATAATATTTTGAGTTTCATGAACCCAAGCACTGATTTTTGCATCCAAACCAGCTAATGTCGCGTCTTCAAAAGTTTTAATAAACACGGTCTGCGACGGCAAAAGAAATTCTCTTAAAGAAGAGACTGGAAATTCGTACTGTCGCGTTGCTGTGCCTTCAAGACTGTCGGTTTCTGGAAATTCGCTCATTGTGCTTCTTCTGTGCCTCGGTTAGGTAATCTTCATCAAGAGTATTGTTCAAGATATTTTTATAGCTCTCGAAAGCCCTATCTTGGTCAATGCCGGGAATAGCAAATAGCTTATCCGCTGCTGCTACGTGCTTTTTATCAGGCGGGTAAGAAGCCATCCTTGGCAAACTACCAGCATTACTAAATGCTTTAGAATCAAAAGCATACTGCCCTCGATTTGTAAGCACCGCAAAAGCACCTATTTCCGTCATAGGTGTTTTGCTTGTCACCATACCCTGAACGTCGGTGTTCAGCGGATCGGGTACTGTAACCTGCTGCAAGGCATAATGGTACAAGCCACGATTAGGTATATCAAACTGAACGATTTCGAGTACCAGGTCGATAAACTTGTCCCATTGATCTTCCCTGCAAGCCCACAAAGCGTGGTTCCAGCTTTGGTCCTGCTCCACTGAAAAGCCTGTAAAA